GCCGGCGCCCCCGAAATGCCATTCTGGATGACAGAAACGGGTGTCATGAGCACCGAGCCGCTGGGCGGGCTGGCGCTGCAGCGTCGAATGCTGACATTTGCGGCGCTGGGCTACCGCTGTTTCCTGGGGTATGCATACGACACGCCGGCATTCCCGGTCGGAGCAAATGAGGCGCTGTGGAACGTCACAGCAAACCTGCTACGCCCTGGGGCTGTCATCTCGTCCTTGATCCCCGGAACATCCGGGCTGCAGATCACCATCGACGGCGTGGACTACGCCTTCTGATGCCGTATCCCATCCCCTGCCGGTGCCCATGAACATGACGCCAGAAATCAACCTTGAGGCCATGAGGCAAGCCATGATTGACCGCACATCCGACACCGCAAAGCCCAAGGCGCACGGCCTGCGCTTCGACCCCACGATCAACGCGGGGCACATTCTCACTTTCGTAGCCACGATGGTGACGGTGGCGGTGTTCCTGGTCACCGCCTGGAACCTGATGGACAAGCGGGTGGTGGTACTGGAGCAGGGCGCCATGTACCAAGCAAAGCGCGACGATGCTCAGGACATGGCCATCGGCGAGAAGCTGGGCGACATCAAGGAAGGGCTGAAAGAAGTCCGCCGCAGCGTGGATGACCTTCGCCGCGACCAGCAGCAAGCGGGACGCAAACCATGAGGCGCATCGAACTGATCCCGGAATGGCGCCGGGCCCTGCGCATGCTGTCCGTGCAGGCCAACACCATCAACGCGGCCGGCCTCACCGCCTGGGCCACCCTGGGCGATCTGCGCGACAAGATCCCGGTAGAGGTTGTCGTGGCCTTCGCCATTGCCATGCTGGTGCTGGGCACCGTTGGCCGCTTGGTCAAGCAGCGCAAGGTCAGCGCCAGCAGCGCACGCCAGGATGACCGGGCCCAGGCGGCGCCGACCGGGGACAGCGCGCAGTGACCGCACCGAGCAAGCCCGCCCCCCGCGATTGGGAGGCGATCGAGCGCGACTATCGCAGCGGGCAGTTCACCGACCGGGAAATCGGTCAGAAGTACAGCATCAGCCACACCGCCATCCAGAAGCGCGCCAAGCGCGACGGTTGGCAGAAGGATCTGGCCGGCGCAGTCAAGGCGGCAACCAACGCCAGGCTGATTGAGGCCGAGGTTGCCAAGGTTGCCAGCCAGGAGGTTGCCAAAAGGGTTGCCAAACAGGTTGCCAATGCCATCCCGGCAACCGTGGAGGTGGTGGCCGCCGCTGCCCAGGTGAACAGCGACGTGATCCTGCGCCACCGCGCCGACATCGGCACGCTGCGCACGCTGGCGATGGACATGGCCCACGAACTGGCGCTGGTGACGCACTCGCAGGAGGAAGTGAAGCGCCTGCAGCAGGTGTTGGCCGGCGGCGACATCGACCCGGACGAACTGGATGCGGCGCGGCGCTCGCTGGACGATCTGCTGCGCCTGCACAACCGTGTGACGAGCGCGCAGCGCCTAGCCGACACGCTGACGAAGCTGCAGACGATGGAGCGCAAGGCCTTCAATCTGGACGACGAGGGGAGCGGCGCCGGTGGTGCTGGCGCCGGGCGCGAGCTTTCCGACGTGGAGCGTGCGGCGCGGATGGCGGCGATCCTGGACCGCGCCAGAGCGCGCACGGCCCAGGCCGATGCGGAGGCTGACCCGGCATGAGCGGCCCGAGCGCTGCCGAACTGCTGGAGTTGCTGCCGTTCCTGCGGCCCGAGGAACTGGCTGAACTGGACGAGGCGCTGCTGGTGGGCGCGCTGCCCTGGGTGCCGCAGGTGGGCCCGCAGAGCATGGCCGCCGAGTCGCAGGCCGACATCGTGTTCTATGGCGGCAGTGCGGGCGGCGGCAAGACGGACCTGCTTTGCGGGCTGTCCACCACGCAGCACCAGCAGTCGATCATCTTCCGGCGCGAGGGCGTGCAGCTTGTCGGCATCGAGGAACGGCTGACGCAGATCCTGGGCGGGCGCGACGGCTACAACAGCCAGGACGGCATCTGGCGGCTGCCCCCCATGCCCGGCATGCCAGATGGCCGCACGCTGGAGCTCGGCAGCGTCAAGGACGCGGGCGACTGGATCAAGTACCAGGGCCGGCCGCACGACTTCATCGGCTTCGACGAAATCACCCACTTCCTGGAAAGCCAGGTGCGCACGCTCATGGGCTGGCTGCGCACGGCCAAGCAGGGCCAGCGCTGCCGGGTGGTGATGGCTGGCAACCCGCCGACCGACTCCGATGGCGAGTGGGTGATCCGCTTCTTTGCGCCGTGGCTGGACCCCGAGCATGTGCGCCCGGCCAAGCCCGGTGAACTGCGCTGGTTCGTCACCGACGCCAACGGCAAGGACATGGAGGTGTCAGGCCCGAAGCCGGTGATGGTGGGCGGGCGCTGGCGCAACCCGCTGTCGCGGACGTTCATCCCGTCGAAGGTCGAAGACAACCTGTTCCTGATGGCCACGGGCTACGCCGACCAACTGGACGCGCTGCCCGAGCCGCTGCGCAGCCAAATGCGCGACGGCAACTTCCTGGCCGGCCGGCAGGACCACGAATGGCAGTGCCTGCCGACCGCCTGGATCAAGGCCGCACAGGGCCGGTGGCGCCAACGTGAGCCGGCAGAGAAGGGCGTGATGACCTCATGCGCCATGGACCCGTCGCGCGGCGGCAAGGACAAGGCCAGCTTGTCGCGCCGGCACGGCCAGTGGTTCGATGAAATCATCACCGTGCCCGGCAAGGCCATGGTCGACGGCCCGGCCGGCGCTGCGCTGCTGGTGCAGCATGTGCGCGATGGCTGCCCGGTGCCCATTGACAGCATCGGCATCGGCGCGAGCGTGCTGGACTTCGCCAAGGGCCTGGGCCTGAATGTGCACGCCGTGGTGGGCAGCGAAGGAACGACGGCCATGGACAAGTCGGGCAAGCTGCGGATGCGCAACATCCGCGCGCTCATGTACTGGCGCCTGCGCGAGGCGCTGGACCCGACGAACTCCGACCCGATTGCGCTGCCGCCGGACCACGAACTGTTCCAAGACCTGGCCGCGGTGCGGTTCAAGGTGGTGACGCTGGGCAAGCTGGCCGCCGTGCAGATCCGCGAGAAGGACGAAATCCGCGAAGAACTCGGCCGCAGCCCCGACAAGGGCGACAGCGTGGCCATGAACTTTGTTGAGGGGCTGCCCGCCGCTGGCGTGATGCAGTCCGCAAGGGCCTTCCGCGCCCGGCCCCGAATCACTGACTGGAGAGCGCGCTGATGCAACTGATCCGACCGTCCGAGCACGACATGGGGCGTGCGCAGAGCCGGCCGCATCGGTACGACCTGCACGCCATGGAACAGCAGCAGGTGGCCGATGGGGCGATGACCTACGCCGATCTGGAGGCGCTGCTGCGAGATGTGGAGCACGAACCACCGTGGCGGCCGATGGCCGACAAGTGCGCGGCCTACTACGACGGCTACCAGAAGACCGCCGACCAGAAGCGCCTGGAGCAAGAGGGCCAGCCGGTGGCGGTGGTCAACCTCATCAGCCGCACCATCAACACGCTGCTGGGCAACGAGATTCGGGGCCGCACGAACTGGAAGCTCAGCGCCGACAGCGACCAGGAGTTTGGCGAGGTGGCTGACGCCATGCAGACCAAGCTCACCCAGGCGCAGCGCGAGACCAACGCCGACATGGCGATCAGCGAGGCCTACGGCGGCCAGACCAAGGCCGCGCTGGGCTGGGTCGAGGTGTCGCGGGTGGCCAACCCCTTCGAGCCGTTCCCCTACCGCGTGGCGCCGGTGCACCGCAACGAGATGTGGTGGGACTGGCGGGCCAAGGAACTGGACCTGAACGACGCCCGCTGGCTGATGCGCAAGCAGTGGCACGACCTGGACGACCTGGAAGCGCTGATGCCCGAGTGGGCCGACCTGTTCCGCTACTACGGCGGCACCGTCTGGCGCGACCTGACATTCACCGCCGCCCTGCGTGCCACCGACGTGCAGCGCATGGCCGACAACGAGCGCCGCGCCTTCCGCGTGGACCCCGACGAGTGGCTGGACACCGGCCGCCGCCGCATCGTCACCTACGAGGTCTGGTATCGGGTCTACCGGCAGGCCGTGGCGATCCTGCTGCCCGATGGCACCACCAAGGAGTTCAACCCGCGCAACCCGCTGCACCAGGCGGCGATGGAGCGTGGCATCGGCAAGCTGGTGCGCGCCCCCAAGCGCGTGCTGCGCATGGCACTGTTCGTCGGCCCGCACCGCATCATGGACGTGGCGACCGACCGCAGGCGCTTCCCCTACATCCCGTTCTGGGCCTTCCGCGACGACGAGGACCGCAGCCCCTACGCCATGACGGCGGGCATGCTCTACCCGCAGGATGAGTACAACGCCCGCCGCAGCCGGCTCATGTGGCTGCTGCAGGCCGCCCAGGTGTTTGTGGAGGACGATGCGCTGTCCCTGCAGTACAACGACCTGACCCAACTGGCGCGCGAGGTGATGCGCCCCGATGCGATGGTGGTGCTGAACTCGCAGCGCCGCAACGTCGGCCAGCCTGGCGTTCGAGTGGAGCGCAACACGCAACTGCCCGCCGAGCAGGCCAACGTGATGACGGACGCCAAGAACCTCATCATGGAGCAGCCCGGTGTGTCGGCCACGATGATGGGCGACAAGGTGCCGGGCGTCTCCAGCGGGCTGGCCTTCAACTCGCTGGTGAACCAGTCCAACATCGCCATCGGCGACCACGATGACAACTACCGCTTCGGCCGCCGGCTGGTGGGTGAAGCGCTGCTGGACCTGATCCTGGAAGACCACCGCCGGCCCGACATGCAGGTGCGGGTGGGCACTGGCGACACGCAGCGGGTGGTGGTGCTGAACTCCTGGGATCAACAGTCGCAGATGCCGCTGAACCACGTCGAGGGTGCCGCGCTCAAGGTGGCGCTGGACGACGTGCCGAACACGCCGGCCTACAAGATGCAGCAGCAGCAGCAGATCGGCACGGTGCTGCAGGTGGCCGGCCAAGACCCGGCGGTGCGCGCCGTGATGGTCCCGGCCTTCATCGAAAGCACGGACCTGCCGAACCGGCACAGCGATGCGCGGTGGCTGCGCCAGCAGTACGGCGTGCCCCAGCCCGGCGACCGCGAGGGGCAGCGCGCAGCCGATGCGCAGCGGGCCCAGGCCCAACAGCAGCAGCAGCAACTGCAGGCCGCCACCGTGCAGGCTGATCTGGCCGACAAACAGGCCAGCGCCGAGCAGAAGACCAGCGCCGCAGAACTGAACCGCGCCCGGGTGGCCGAGGTGATCGCCCGGCTGAACGACCCGGCGGCCAACGACCAGGCCATCAGCGAGGCCCTGGCCGAGGCCGACGGCCAGAGGGATCAGCGCATCGGATGAATTTCGGCGCAGGCGGGGCTTCGTTGCCCTCCCGCCTGCGACGTAGCAAGGGCAACGCACGACACCAAGGCCCCGCGGCTCACGCCCGGGGCCTTTGTCGTTTCGGACGCATCCGTCAACTGCGAGAGAGAGCACATGAGCGACGCAACGAGCGGCCAGAACACCGGCCCGACCCAGGATCAACTGCTGGCGGCGACCAACCCCGAAGCACTGGCCGCACTGATGGCCCAGGCCGACGGCCCGCCGCAACAACAGGGTGTGACCGCCCCGAGCCAGGAGCCCGCGCAAGCAGATGCTGCGCAGACCCAGGCCACGGGAGCGGGCAGCGCGACGCCCGGCGCAGACAGCGAGCGTGATCCCGCACCGGCAGGCGTAGCCACCAAGAGCGGCAAGGGCGTGCTGCCCTTCAGCGTGCTGCAGCAGGAGCGGCAGGAGCGCCAGCACTGGCGCGGCCAGGCGCTGGACTTGCAGACCAAGCTGGACGAGGCAACCGCCGAACTGGAGCGCTTGCGCGCCAGCGGTGGCACTCAGCAGCAGCAGGCCGACGCGCTGGCCGACCTGAGCGACGAGGAAATCGCGGCAGCCGAAGCGGACTTCCCGCTGGTGGCCAAGATCGCCCGGCGTCTCAAGGCCCAGGCGCCCGCCGCCGCACCGGCCGCCGCACCGGCGCCGGCACCCACCCAGGATGACCAGGACGACACCGCTGCGGCGGTGCACTCGGCCATCGAGGCACTGCCGCTGCTGTCGAAGTGGCAGCAGACGGGCGGTGTGGTGTGGGACCGGGCCATCGAGTTGGACAACCAACTGCAGGCCGATCCCGCGTTCCGTGGCAAGTCGCTGTCCGACCGCTTTGCCGAGGTGCAGACGCGCCTTGCCAGCGAGCTCGGCATCAGCGTGCCCTCTCCGACTTCGCCAGCCCCCGCGCCGGCATCCACCGCGGCACCCACGCCGCAACCCGAACCCTTCCGCCCCAACACCCTGTCCGACCTGCAGGGCGGTGCGCGCACGCAACACGACCCGATCAACCCGGATGCAGACGGCATGGCCCTGGCCCGCCGCTTCGCCGCGATGACACCGGATCAGTTGCAGGCCGCCATCCGCCGCGCATCAGCCTGACGGGGCGCGGGGCAGCCACCTTTCAAGGAGCCTTTCATGGCACAGACCAACGTGGCGAGCACTTCGCCGCAAGCCAACAAGATCGTCTCGGCTGCGCTGTTCGCGCAAGCCGTGCGCGAACCCAGCCCGATGAACAACCTGATCGGCAACGCGCCGACGCAGAGCATGGCCGAGAACGTGCTGCGCCAGCAGTCGTCGGAGCACATGCCCATCGTGCAGGTGATGGACCTGCAGTCCACCGCCGGTGACAAGGTGAGCGTGGATGCCATCGGCGTCGTCAACGGCCGCCCGATCATGGGCGACCGCAACGCCGAGGGCCGCGGCGCCAAGATGGACTTCGCGTCCATGGAAGTCGCCATCGACATGGCCACCGTGCCTGTCGACGCCGGCGGCAAGATGAGCCAGAAGCGCACCTACCACGACCTGCTGTCGCTGGCGATGGCGCAGCTCAAGGGCATCATGCCGCGCCTGCAGTGGCAGCGCTGCCTGACCCACCTGGCCGGCGCCCGTGGCGTGCAGACCGGGCAGGACTGGCACGTTCCCGTGGCGACCGACCCCGAGTTCGGCGAGATCCTGGTGAACGCGGTGCGCGCGCCGACGTTCAACCGCCACTACGTCATCGACGGCTCGGAC